GTGAACGCTTAGGATCTGGACCCTGGAATTCAACCTTACCGTTGAAGAAGTTGTAGATCTCACCACGGAACAAATCAAGAGTAAAGTTATTCTTGTTGTATACACGCTTGAATGCATTATCTAACTGTCTCCAAAGACCCACAGACAAACGGATATCATCTGGACCATCCTGACGTACACGTCCACCTTGTCCCCACATCAAGTAAGTCTCAATGTCAGATGCAATCTTAGACAAGTGAGCAGCTTCCATGTTAGTAAGGAATGTACGTGAAAGGTCACCATTATCAAATGCTTTTTTCACAGCATCTTTACCCATAACCTTAACCATATCTTCTAGAGATGTAACAGCAGGATCAAGGTTCTTATTGAATGATCTCCAGATCTCAGTTACAGGAACTGTACCATCTGCATTCATACCACCCTTGATCATCAAATCTGCACGAGAAGAGATAGAGTAATGTACGTGTGCTTCTGCTCCTCCTACATAGTTGTAGAATTCACGGAATCCTGCATTAGTGATGATGTCAGAGAATCTTTCACCATATTCACCACGTGCAGAACCTTTACGGAATACCTTAGTACCATTTGCTAGGAAACGGTGATCAAGAAAACGCTGGTTGTCATTGTTTACAAGTTGTACTGTATAGATGAATCCATCTCCAATAGGAAGGATATCTTCATCAGTAATGTACATTTCAACTCCGTTATACTTGTCATAAGTGATGATATCACCATGTCCAAATTCACGTCTGTTAAGTTTAATACGGAATGTAGTACCATCTAGACCAAGGATAGTGTTAGGATCCTCAATGTCTTCAACAATGTAAGGAAGGTCAATGGAAACCGGAGTCTGCCATTTGTACTCTCCACGAGCATTGTCAACCATGATTACATTCTTTCCTCCAAAAGAGGACATCTGATAAAGAGGCATTTCTACTTTCTGTGCCATAGCCCAAAGGTCTACTGGACCCAGATCCATAGGTTCTGCATTCTTTAGCATGTTTTGTAAGTGGTAAGAATCCACATGTGAACTAGCGTTATACGCAGTATCACGCAGGAATATACCATTGTTTAAAACTGGAGTTGCCATTTTTGTTTGTTTTTATTTGTTGTTTATAATTAAAATCGTTTAAAGATATTACCAGAGTTTTTCTGTAATGTTCTTTGTGTAGTTTTTCTTGTTGAAGGTTCATCATCACTAGTAGATGAAGATCCTAGCTTTCTTGATTCTTCTGTTTTAAGTTGTCTAACTGCTTTTTCTGTAGCTGCTTTAGATCCTTGCTCCTGGAGTTTGTTTTTATATCCAGAAGGATCTGCTAGCAACCACAATGCTTCAGCAATTAGAGAGTGGTTAGGTTCTACAAACTGATACTTCTCAAGTAAGTGACCAAGTAAGTTTGTAGGCTTACCAGAAATTGAAGGATAATTAGGTTGAACTAATCCGGAGTATAACATGCTCTGAACTTTTCTATCTAGTTTTACACCACCAACTTCTCCAGTTGAAAGAGTGTTATATACATTATCCATGTATGCTTTAGCTGCTCTTTCCTGCTGCTCTTTTTTAGCTTCTTGTTCTGCTAGCTGTCTTGCAACAATCTCTTCTTGCATTCTATCTAACTTTGGCTTAAACTGATTAGCTTTTTGTCCAAGCTTATCTAGATCTGACCAATCTTGAATTTCTGCTTCAATCTCTTCAGGAGATCCAAAGTTTGTAGCATAAAGATATTGACGTGCAATTTCTGCTTGGTCATACTCATTATTTACATCAAGATTTTTCATCTCTTCTACATGAGCCAAAGTTCTAAAGAGTCCTTTTAGATCTGTACCACCGTCTGCTACATATTTTGCTGCATACTGTAACTCTTCTGGCAATGCTTCAAAGAATTCTCTTGGTGTATTTTGTCTAATCTGATTTTCTCTCTCTTGGAAGTTTGCTTCAAAAAGTTCTCTAAAATCTTTTGCTGTATACTCATCTAGTGATTTATCATCATCGAAAGGAATTAGAGTACCCTCTTCAATCATTTTAGTTGCTAGTTCTGCCAGACCTGATTTATCAATCTTTGGTCTTCCCTTACTACCCGCTTCCTCTTCTTGAGCAATACGGCTGTCAAGTTCAGCAATTGCCTCTTCAACTTCTTTCTTTTCTGCCGGTGTATCAGTTGCTACTGAAGTACCTGCAGGGTTGTCAATGAACGATACATCTACAGTGTTTTTGCTAAACACTGATTTCTTTTCTTCTGTTTCTGGTAGCATGATATTTCCTGCATCAGGCATCCCAAAAATCTCATCTAAATTTACATCTGCTTGTGTTACAGATGTAGCATCTGATATTTCACCTTTTTCAATTGGATCCATCTTGTTGGTTTTTGTTGGTTGTTAAATTAATATAAGCAAATTTGTACAAATAAACTTGTAAAATTTAAAGATGATTAAGGTTTTGTAGCACTATATAGCTATTCTTCATTTCCTTTATCATATTTATTTTTATTTTCTCTTGCAATCTGCAGTTGTTTATCTGCTATATCTCTTTGGGCCTGGATCTTTTCACGTTCAATCTGAGCCTTTTCTTGAGCTAAACTAGTTTTGTTAGCTTCTTTTGATCTTTCTAATTCAGTTTGTTCTTGATATTGATTTGTAGCTCTAATCTCTTTCATTGCATCAATATAGTCAGACTGCATGTTTTGATCAAGATCTACCATAGAGCCATACCCGGCTGATCTAATTTCAGCAATAAGAATATCACGTTGTCTATTCTTCTCTGCTTCTGCAGATGCATGATCTCTTTTGAGTTTTTCTTCTTCAGCTTTAGCTTGAATCATTTGTTCTTGCATCTGTTGCTGAGACTGCATCTCTTGTTGTTTGATTTCATTAGATTTCTGCTCAGCTGTTTTAAGTACAGAATTAAGCTCAGCTAATGAATCTGACTGAACTACTTTACCTAAGTCATATATAGAAGCACCGGTAGTATTATTTTGTAGTGCCATCTGTTTAAGTTGCTCTAGTATTGCACGCTGGTTAGCAGTTGTAGAACAATAAATGTTAAGATCTCTCATAAGCAGATCAGTACCATTTATCTCAAAGTTTACATTTTCATCTGCTGTTGTCATGTATTGTAACCTTAGAGATGGTTTAGTAGAGTGATAGTACTGAGCCAGGTCTGTGCGCATCTGATGTACGCGTGGCATTAAGTAATCACAGTGCTGAATAAAGAATACTTCAGTTTGTGCATAAGAAGCACTAACGGCCTGCTCTACTCCTGTAGCTGTCTGCTGTGATAACTGTTGCCCCATACGTTGCGGATTCACACCAATTACTTCATAAGCCTGTTGCTTAAAGTAATTAGCAAGCTGAATCCGCGATAACAGTCGATTTGTTTGCTCCAAATCTAATTTCTGAAAATGCTGGAAGTTTAATGGATTCTCTGTATTTGTAATAGATGTATCTAGAGGTAGCATCTGAAAGTTCTTCATTGCTACATATGCTTTAGCTAGATTATTCTTACCCCAGTCTTCACCTAATGAATGACGTGGTAATGCATTCTGATCCAGTAAGATCACTGTACCTAGTTCATCTACTAGAATATCCGCTATCTGATTATTTACAATATTATACCCAATCTGGTATGGTTTCATTAAGTCAAGTAGAGCTGTAGACTTAGTGTTTCTATCTGAGAACACCGCACCTTCTACCGGAAGCTTACAACCATATAATGTATTATCACCTTTAAACTGGAACTTAAGTGGTCCAATATGGTTTCTTTCTACTCCAATATAAATAGGTGTAAACCCTCCAGGATTATTCATACCCCAGAATGATGGAATATTTGGTCCAATCTTTACACCACCCCATACTTCATTAATCCAGATCCAGTCAATGTGTTCTCCATATACTAGATTATCTTTAGTTTTATTCTTAAAGAGTCTGGTATCATATATTGGTTTATCTGATACTTTATAGTCTTCTGTTATAATTTCTGTAAGTACTTCTCCATTCTCCAGTACTTTGGTTAAGTGACCAACTTTACGTTGTGATTTCCAATAGCCTGTAGTCACGCGAAGTAAATAAGCTGTACCTGCTACATTATAATCTTCACTTTCTGCTAGTATCTGTGAAACAACATCACCTCCTTGCATAATATTACCAGCTACCATGGATGTGTACTGACGATATGCTAGTGATGGCATATTAACGTTCCACTCATGACTTTTTGTAGCATCATAAAATGAACCATCATTCTGCTGTCCAGAAATATTATATGCCGCAGATCTAATAGGATAGATAGCTTCAAGGGCTTCTAATTGCTCTTCTGTCATTAAGTACCCATACTTATCTATAACATCAGCTACAGTAAACATATCTGTTTTACCTACCCAGTTTGCTTGAGATATATATCTTGCGTCCGGGGACTTATGATAGAATGATAATACAGGATTCCAAAGTTCTACATCATAGTCATCTTCTCCCATTCTAAAATGCCAAAACTCACGGTCTGTAATGAGCATATCACGGAAACCTCTTTCCTCAAGCTCATCCATTCTAAATCTTTCTACATCTACCTTATGCTGATGTGTAGCCCACTGTTCTACCATAGATCTGTAATCTTTCTTAAAGAACATTTCTATTTCAGGTAGAGTTTTAAGTTTATCCGGATTTAATTGCTGCTGGGCCTCTTCTGAACTTGGATCAAGACCTTGTTCAATTAAAGCAGCAGAAATCTTCATTTGAGCATTTGATAAGAGTACTTCTTCTACAGCAGATCTTTTTTGCTCCATCATCTCATTGTATGAGAATTCATCTATTGCACGGTAAGTAAGTTTAGTAGATCTTTTAGCAAACTCAGCTACTAAAACATTAATTACATTAGGTATAATTGGGTAGAACTTTAACTCTAATGCTGAGTTGTCTTCTTTGGTTAATACTTCAACTATGTCTCTATAATCATTGTCTTCTTCAATGATATAATCAGACTTATCTATAATACCTTTAGCTAGCTTGTAATTCTTCATCAATCTGCGGGCATTAAGGCGTATTTGTTTTAAACCATTCCACTCAAGCCAGTCTAAGTTCCATGCTGCCCACTCTTGATCCTTTTCAGTTTTAGGTAAAAATTGAAGAGGTTGGGTAATACTACCCATTCTGTTATGTTTAGTTTTAGCTCCCGCCTTGAGCTGCATTGCATTATATATCTGCATAGCCTTTATTTAAAGTGTTTAAATGGTGATCTTTTAATACCTTGACCCATTGATGTTGAGTTCTTTCCCATATGCCGGAAAGGGCTCATATTTAATTTATACAAATTTTCTGACTTTTGCAAGTTTTTGGCTGCCTCATCCATAACAGTTCTAGTTGGAATACCAATATTAGACTGTTGAATACGCATAAAAGCAACTAGAGCTGCAAAAGATACTAAGCGGTCAACGTTGAGTCCTTCTTGATATGCTTTCATTTCTTTAAGAAGCATGGGATCAGGAATACGTTCTATACCATATGTAGTTTTTACAATAGTACCATCTTCTTTAGTTGTAGTATCTAATTCTTCTCTTGTGTATTCAATCACATAAGATAGAAGATGTGACTTAAATAATATACCGGTGTTCTTCCAACCATACTCCTGGAATACGTTAGCATTAGCACCAAGATCTTTTAGAAATAATATTTGATTCTTAGGTACTAAATACCTTTGCTTTTTTCTTGAGATCATATACTGTATAAACAGTGATATGTTATTCTCTATTACTGTCCATGCATTATACCACTCTATTATAAGTTCTAGTCTCTCATGGGTTTTCTTTATGTCATCAAATCTACCGCACCAAGCTGCAACTATTTTGTCTTGTTCTATATAGTGCTCAACTTCAACACCTGTATGTCTCTTTACTTGAACCGGAGCTTTCATTACATATATAGAACATAGTGATTCTGAGGTAGTTGTCTTACCTTCTGATACGGGGTCAATAGATGCATAATACATTCTAAACTCTGGGTCTTTTACTGGCCGCTCCCATACTACAAAAGATCCGGTTTTATCTTCTGTCTTTTTAGAAACTGGAAATTCAGATATAGGAAGTTTATTTGTTTCTTTTACTTTAGGCTTTCCTGTTTCATCTCTAAATATATCCAAGAACTCATATGCGTATTCCTTCTCTTCTATTCTTCTTAACTGAGCAGTAACAAGATGCTGAGGGAATATAGATACTTTTCTGTGGGCAAATGCTTCTTCTATATTCCTTGGATGCTGAGATACTTCAAGCTGATATGTTTCTGGTGACATCTTTTTCTTACACTGCTCAAAGTAATCATCTAAAGCCTGGAGAGCTTCTTCTACAAGTGAATTACCATGGTCATCAATATAAGGCGGCATTGACCATTGTTCAGGAATAAACAAACCTGATGTTCCTATAGTACCGTCTTTATCTATAAGTTTGGTGTCTACTGCATATATATCCTGCGCTTCCGGATTAAGAATCATTTCTTTTAAGGGCTCACACTGATCCAAGTCACCCACAGATCCTGCAGCTATAAACATACCTGTAGTTATCATACCTGACTTAAGTGCAGGTTTAATATAACCATATGTTGTATCCATCTTGGGGGCAATACCAGCTTCCTCATGAAAGAAATACTTAACCGGTCCACCAACACCATTAGTAGGATCTTTCTCAAATGACATACCTTGTATAGTACCTTTAAGACCCACTTCTGCTTTTCTATCTCCTTTTCTTACTTCAATCTTTTGCTGCCACATCATAACCTTGTCTGGTGACATAGGACGGTACCATGCAGTATGCTCATTTAAGAAGGCTGCATATTCATTTAAAAACTTCCATGTACCTTTCTCATTGATGTAGTCTTTTAGTGATGCACCCATCTTAAGTGTGACACCGGCTTCAAACCACTGCTGATTGATAAGTTTACCAGCATGATAATAAGAAGAAGCTATCTGACGTTTCTTAAGAATAGCAGCATGCTTATAGTGTAATTCTGCTAATTGCTCATACAGAGCCATATGATACTGAGCATCACGGATATCAGCAAATCCAAATGCTTGTATCTCTTTGTTAAAGATAGGTAAGAAGTTTAGCCACATGTAATACTCTCTTGCAAGGTACCAAGTTTCTTTACCTGACTTTACTAATACACCATTCCGGCATTTTGTTTTTTGATCATCCCAGTAAGCTAGAAAGTCTTTAGATTTAAAGGGTGCTGTGCAGTATACTTTTTCAGACTTAAATATCCGAGCTTGCTCATTAAAGATATTACTAGAGTCTTCATTAAAATTATATTGACCGGGCTCTTTAAATATGGTAAGTAAGAACACACGTAACTCATCTCTTGTTGCAAAAGATGTAGTAGTCCAAGTACCGTTATCCCAAGTTGGTATGTTTTCCCAGAATGCTTCCATTATGAATCATATGCTAATCCTTGACCACCTCTTACTTTGCTCTGCTGCTCTTCCTGAAGATCTTTATACACTCCTTTAAATGATTGCCTAATACCATCAAAGTCTTTAGCCAATGCTCTAATCTGTGCTATGTTACCATCTTTACCATCTGTAATTGGTGCACTACCAAGATATCTGGATATTCTATCAAGGGCCTTCTGCATACCTTCATACGCGCGTGAGGTAGGCGTTTCATACATTCTCTCACATGCTTTAAGTGCAGTAAAGATATCATCATCTTCAGTAGAAAAATCTGCTTCAATTTCTTTAAGGATAATATCCTCTTTATCCATGTGAGGTACATTAAAGAATGGGTTCATATCTGGATTAGGGCAGGTCATGTAAAATAGATACAGATATATCTTAAGATAATTATCCGGATAGTTATCCATTATATCCTTTAGTGACTTAAGTGTATAACAATGTTCACTAGGTATTACTACTCCGTTTTGAACATCAAATAATTTAACTATCATTTCTTTTTAATTAGTCCTCTGTTTTCATGTAACCAGTTAATAATACTAATTACTTCATCTTTTAAATACGGTATTTCTATTGCTACAACATCTTTAACTACAGGATCACCCTCAGAGGTATACTTAGTAATTGGATATCCGTATTCATCTTCACCCATTGTTTCAAACTGAACATGATGAATAAACATCTTACCTGGTTTTAACTTTGGATTATGCTTGAGTATAATATACATATAAATACTCAATTGTAAAGCATAGTGATTAAAATGACAATCATCTAAGTTGTTTACAGGAAACTGTAGTTTTTCTGATATACCTTCCCAATTTACATAAGATTCTGTCTTGATCTCTTTATTAGTCTTGTAGTCTATTATAAATACCTGATCATTTACCACTTCTACTAAATCTGACTGACCGCAGATACCGGCAGACTTTAAAAACACCATGTGTTCAGGATATACTCCCGGATCTAATTTTTGTAATGGTGCTTGCTTTAATCCTTCTAGTTCAGGTACAGGAGCTATAACAGGAATAGTAACACCATCTTTTTCTAGAGATGCTAGCGAACATAAGTCTGCTTCTCTCTGATTATGATAATAGGTACCAAGAGTTGTAGCACGGTTGGCTTCATTTTCCCATATCTCAAGAATCTTTTTAGGAGGAATACCAAACCATTTTGATCTTTTACTCTTAGTCACTCTTTCAGCTATACTTTTAGCATCAAACGGTTTTTTAAACTGAGAAACAAGTGATGTAACACTTATCCAATTTATATCATCCGCCTCAATACTTTTGTAGCTATGATCTGCTGCGTTAAATATTATACTCATGAGTTCTCTATTATACAATCAGCTACTGTAATTGTTGCTTCATCATTTGACATAAGCATCTTCCGGATATTACTTATTTTTTCCTGAGTAAACTTACCCTCCATACCAAGTATCTTAAGTCTTAGAAGTTTGTTATCTAACTCAAGTTTATCCATTCTTTCTTCTAAAAGAGCTATAGGTGTTTTATATACATTACCATCATTAGCCGTGATCTGTGACCAAAGTCCTTCAGTAGTTGTAGTACTTATTGTTCCATAAATACTATGCTCTAGTTCTGAGTCATAATTTACTTGTTCTGGTTTCATATTAGTCTAAGTTATCTAGTTTATCTTCTTCTTCTTCTGATATGAGTGCTTTCCATTTACCGGCCGGGCACTCTGATGATAGTGATCTTGTTTTAAATGCAAGAGAGCACCCACACTCATTGCAACATGGTGCCGTCCCTGGCATTACACACTCATCTCCTTTACTTGGACACTGGTCACACAGTTCTCTTCTTACTCTAGCAACATCTTCTACAAATTCATCTCTTATAACCGCATTAGTTATACCTTCAACAATCTGTTTCCGGTTCTTCCATATTTGTTTTAGTCTGTTTGACATGTTTAAATATTTTTTTTGCTGTTAGGAACTCATCTATTTTTTTAGATGCTTTTTTAAGCTTTTCTAATTTTGCCTCTGCTAGCTTTTTGTTATGATAATTACTGAAGGTTTCTGAATTGTATTTGTTTACTAAGTTAGTATACTTCTTAGTCATATTATCTACTGACTTTTTTTTAATTAAGAAGTGACCTAAACCCGGTATGTTTATTCTGATGTCTTCTAAACTTGAAAGTTTTTTTCTTAGTTCTTTATAATAAAAACCTACAATGTCATCTACCATTGATTCAGATAGATCATTTTCTTCTGCTACTTCTTTAATTATTGTTTCCGGCTTCTTGGGGATCATTGGCTAGAATTTTATAATCAAGTAGTAAAGTACCTTCTGTTTGTATCTGTAATGTAGGATTAAGCATAATAACCTTTTTGTTATTTGCATCTTTTATTACAAGTTTGTTTTTTTCAGCTTTATTAATACAGTTACGGACAGTCTGTGGTGTTTTAAAAATCCAATCTTCTTCAGCTGAAGCATCATAGCAAAAATGTGTCAATTCAACAGGTTGATTAAAGCTAAGTAAAGTCAAACAGTTAAGATCAGATTCACTCACTGTTATACGATTAATATAACAGTGAGTAAGTATCTGAAATTTAACAACCTCCCACTTAGGCATTTTGACACGCTTCTGTACTTGGTTTACTAAGGCCATAATTAAGATTTTTTAAGCTTCCTTTCTTTCTGAAGCTCTTGGTGTAATTCATCAGGTGAGTCAGATTCTTGTGGTGGATTCATCAACATTGCCATTTGAATTTGATACTGAGTTCTTTTAAATCTTACTTCATCAATTTTTGCAAGTAGATCTTCATACTCAAATTGTGCTTGAAGATACGGCATTGACTCTTTGTAATAGATAAGCATTTCTTCTTTTCTAGCTACCAGTTCTTCATGTGTCATTCCTTGTTCTTCTGCTGGTTCTTTCATAATTTATTTTTTTAAGTTTACACAAATATACAATAAAAGTTTAAACTTCGTTTATTTAAAAATAAAAAACCCAGCAAGTTAATCCTGCTGGGTTAAAGTAATAGTTTAAGTATTATCTATTCTTCAATGTAAAGTTTAATATGGTAATCATATAGAACTCTCTTGAAATATCAACTTCTACCGTTAGAAAATCTATCTTGCCTAGTCTAAGTCTCAAAGCAAACTTATCCCATTGCTTATTCTTTACTTTCCAGTTGTTTCTTACTATCATAACTTTATTCTTTAATTTCAAAGTGCATCCAGTCATAGTTCTTCTCCCGTCCTAGAGAAACAAACCCATGCTTGTAAAAGATATCTATCATTGCTTTATACTCTGGTCTAGCAAATCTAGCTGTCCTTGATGTTTCCTTTAATGTGTTTCGTGCAGGATCAAGATCTACAGCAATACCCCAGGCATGTTTTGACCAAGCAGATCCTCCACGCATTTTGCGGTAGTTAAAACATCCACCATATAAATCTATTCCTAGTTCCTTTATTTTATCAAAACCATAGTGAGCTAGAATATCTTTGAACACAGCCTCAAACTTACTAGCTACATCCTTATGACATCTCATTCTTGATACAGTAGTATCTGTATCCCAAGCAATACGC